TACGCATGGTGGTATCTTGGAAGAAATAGTAGAAGTAGAACTAGACTATCAACCAAGGGATGTATTCCTACCATTCCATGAAAGAACCCAAAGGTGGTCAGTTATCGTAGCCCATCGTAGGTGCGGCAAGACAGTAGCTTGCATTAACGACCTAATCTACAAAGCAATCACAGAAGGCAAGGAAGATGGCAGATATGCCTATATTGCCCCTTATTACTCACAAGCTAAGACTATTGCATGGGACTACCTTTTAAAGTTCTCACAGCCTGTACTTACCAAAGCTAATCAATCGGAACTATGGGTAGAGCTAGTCAATGGGGCTAGGATTAGGCTATTTGGCGCTGATACGGGTGAAAATTTGCGTGGTTTATACCTAGATGGCGTAGTTCTTGACGAATATGCTGATATGAAACCCTCAATATGGGGGAGCGTAGTCAGGCCACTCTTAGCAGATAGGGGCGGTTTTGCCACCTTTATTGGGACACCTAAGGGACACAACCAGTTTTGGGATGTGTACAACAACGCTACAAAAGACTCTGATTGGTATGTCAAGACTCTTAGAGCTAGTCAAACAAACCTGCTGCCTGATGCAGAATTAGCGGATGCTGCCAAAATGATGTCGCAAGACCAGTACTTAGCTGAGTTTGAGTGCGACTTTGAAAGTTCCATACTTGGAGCGTATTACGGCAAAGAGATGCGGCAGCTTACAGACCAAGGCAGAATCACCGAAGTTAAGCATGACCCTATGTTTAAAGTGCATACGGCATGGGATTTGGGGTACTCAGACGATACTGCTATATGGTTCTTTCAGGTTATACATGGGGAAATTAGGCTATTGGACTACCATTATTCCAATGGTCAACCAGTCGCTTTCTATGCCGGAATAGTGGAATCAAGGGAAATGGAACGGGGTTATGAGTATGGCTATCACTACCTACCCCATGACGCTAGAGCCAAAACTTTAGCTTCTAATCGCTCAGTAATTGAGCAGCTAGGCGATAAGTTGCCTATTAAAACCTTACGCATAGTGCCAAATCTAGGTTTACAAGATGGTATTCAAGCAAGCCGTTTAGCCTTAACTAGAGCATGGTTTGACCATAAATGCGAGGATGGCATTGAATGTCTGCGGCAGTACCAACGGGAATACGATGAGGACAAGAAGGTATTTAGGGATAAACCAAGGCATGATTGGACAAGTCACGGTGCGGATGCCTGGCGGTACTTATCTATCGTATGGAAGGATGAAGCCAAGATTGTTACCAAAGAAGAACCAATTAGGGGTGTATTTGTTGGTAAGACTGATGTTTCTATCAACGACCTTTGGAAAGAAAATAAGACAAAAAGTAACCAAAGGTATTAACTTTAGGTAAAATAAGACAACATTTCGCCAAAATCTTCAACATTAGGGCAACATTATGGCAAACGACCAAGCAACGGTAGACCACACATACGAGGATTGGTACAAGACAATCATGTCTTATGAGCGCCAATACAAACGCTGGGAACAAAGAGCAGACCGAATCGTTAAGAAGTACAAAGACGATTCACGCTATGACCGTAACCCTAATGCTAGGTTCAATATCCTTTGGTCAAATGTCCAAACCATTCAACCAGCTATCTTTGCAAGACTTCCAAGACCCGATGTAAGCCGTAGATTCCGTGATAACGACCCTATTGGCCGTGTTGCATCAATGATGCTAGAACGGGCTTTAGAGTTTGAGATTGAACATTATGGTGATTACAAGTCTGCAATGAATAACTCAGTACTAGACCGTCTTTTAGGTGGTCGTGGCGTAAGTTGGGTACGGTATGAGCCACACTTTGCAGTCGATGAACCAGGCGAACCAGATGACGGATTTCAAGTAACTGAAGATTCAGACGAGTCCGAGACCCCTGAAGGAGAACTAAATGAGAATCCTGAAAGAATTGAGTATGAGTGCGCTCCAGTCGATTATGTCCATTGGAAAGAGTTTGGCCATTCCCCAGGCGCTAGGACATGGGAAGAAGTTACTTGCGTATGGCGTAAGGTATATATGTCTCGCCCTGCGCTGGTTGAGCGATTTGGTGAAGAACTTGGTTACAAGATTCCGTTAGACACCAAGCCAGCAGACGATAAGAACTCATACAAACCTACAGACGGTGTATATGAAGCCGTAATTTATGAGATTTGGGATAAAGAGACCGGCAAAGTCCTATGGATTTCTAAATCTTTGGGTAAGATTATTGACGAGCGTGATGACCCATTGCAGCTTGAAAACTTCTTTCCTTGCCCTAAACCCTTGTATTCCACCCTCACAACGGACTCATTAGAGCCAATCCCTGACTTTGTAATTTACCAAGACCAAGCAAGGGAACTAGACACATTATGTGACCGCATTGACGGACTGATTAATGCACTTAAAGTCCGTGGTGTATACGATGCAAGTTCTAGTGAATTGCAGCGTTTGTTCTCTGAAGGTGAGAACAATACCTTGATTCCAGTAGATAACTGGATGGCTTTTGCTGAAAAGCAGGGTATGAAGGGTGCGATTGACCTTGTAGACATTACCCCATTTGCACAAGCCCTAGCCCAATGTTATCAAGCAATGGAACAGGTTAAGGGTCAAATCTATGAACTGATGGGTATTGCCGATATTCAACGGGGACAAACTGACCCTAATGAAACCCTTGGCGCACAGATTATCAAGTCTAACAATGCATCTGGTCGATTAAAGACTATGCAACACTCAGTCGTAGACTTTGCTACCACTATCTTGTCGATTAAAGCGCAGATTATCTGCAACCACTTTACCGATGAAACATTGGTGCAAATCTCAGGTGCAATGCAGTTAAGCCAGCAAGACCAGCAGCTTATTCCACAAGCTATTGCCCTGCTAAGAGACCAAGCATCCAAGAACTTCCGTATTGAAGTTACTAGCGATTCCATGATTTATCAAGATGAACAGCAAGAAAAGCAAGACCGCATCGCTTTCCTGTCATCTGTAGGTACATTCTTACAAACCGCTATGCCTGCCGTACAAGGCTCACCTGAATTAGCCCCATTATTGATGGAAATGCTTAAATTTGGCGTTACTGCGTTTAAAGCCGGTAAACAGTTAGAGGGCATTATTGACCAAACAGCCGATGAAATTCGTACTCAAGCTGAAGCTGCCAAAGGTCAGCCTAAACCACCATCACCTGAGATGCAGAAGCTACAAATGCAAGCTCAGTTAGAGCAAGCGAAAATGCAGAATACTGCTCAGTTAGAGCAATTAAAGATGCAAAACGCTATGCAGGTAGAGAAGGCCAAGCAGGAGTACCAGGCTCAAGAGAATCAACTGAAGTTCCAGCTTGAAGAACAGCGCAATATGATGGACAGGGAAATGGAAGTTAAAGTTGCTCAGATGAAGATGATGACTGAGCGCAATACCCAAGTCTTACTTGCCCATATCAACAATGGTGCAAAGATTGAAGTTGCCCGTATTGGTGCAGATGAGTCTGATGGAACGATGGCTTACATGACCGAAATGGACATGGCTAAGTCTATGGAATCCCCAATGCAACCGATTGCTGATGCGATTGGACAAGGTAATATGCAGATGGCACAGGCTATTTCAGCTTTGGTAGAAACAATTAATGCACAGCACAGTAGACCTAAAACGGTAATTAGAGGTCAAGACGGCAAGATTATTGGGGTTCAATAATGGCTATAACAGTCAAGCATACTAAGGTTTCGCTAATACCTGACGGGGATGACACATCCGTAGTCAGACCAAGCGATTGGAATGATGACCATACCTTGATTGGTTTAGGTACGATGGCAGAGCAAAACGCTAATGCCGTAGCCATTACAGGCGGTACGATTAGTGGAGTTACGATACCTGCGTCAAATATCACAGGAACAGTCACCGTTCCCCAAGGCGGTACAGGTGCAGTTACCCTAACTGGTTATGTAAAGGGTACTGGCACAGCACCTTTAAGCGCATCCGCAACCATTCCAAACACGGATATTACGGGTTTAGGTACTGCTTCTACGAGAGATGCAGGCACAGCTAACGGTGTAGCTACCCTTGATGCTGGCGGTAAAGTGCCTGTTTCTGAACTTCCAGCCGCAGTATTGGGCGCACTTAGCTATCAAGGAACATGGGATGCAGCAACTAATACCCCTACTCTTACTTCTTCTGTTGGCACTAAAGGTTATTACTATGTGGTCAATGTTGCTGGTAATACTAACCTTAACGGGATTACTGATTGGATTGTGGGCGATTGGGCAGTCTATAACGGCACAGTTTGGCAGAAGGTAGACAATACCGATGCAGTAACTAGCGTAAACGGTTTAACCGGCACAGTCGTATTAACCACTACCAATATTGCCGAAGGTACAAACGAATACTTTACAACTGCCAGGGCAAGGACTTCTGTTAGCGCAGGTACAGGCATTAGCTATGACAACCTAACTGGCGTAATTACCAATGCAAGCCCATCTTTAGGCGGTGATGTTGTTGGCCCTGCTTCCGCTACTGACAACGCAGTAGCCCGTTTTGACACCACAACAGGTAAATTGATTCAAAACAGCGTAGTGACAGTAAGTGATGCTGGCGTAGTAGATGGCGTAACTCACATGAATAATGTGGATTACATTGACTTTGACACTACCTATGCCACAACATTAGCTGCTGGTCAATTAGGCTGGAACGGTAACGATACCCTTGGTTTAGGCATGATTGGCGGTAATGTCATTCAACACATTGGTGAAGACCAATATTTTTATGCCAAAGCTACTGCCACAATTACCAAAGGTCAAGTGGTTATGTTTACTGGCGCAGTTGGGGCTAGTGGCGTACCTACAGGCGCACCAGCTACAGGCATTACTGATGGCACTTACATCATGGGTATTGCTGCGGAAAACATAGCAAACAACGGTTTTGGTTTAGTTCAAGCGTTTGGAACACTACGAAATGTTAATACTTCAGGGTACGCTGATGGCGATATTCTTTGGTATAACCCAGCCGTAGCTGGCGGTTTAACCAAGACTAAGCCTGTTGCGCCTAATCTTAAAGCACAAATGGCTGCCGTTATTAATGGCGGTTCAGCAGGTGGTGGTACGATTCTTATTCGTATTAGTGCAGGTTCTACCCTTGGCGGCACAGATTCAAACGCCCAAATTGATACACCTAGCAACGGTCAAATCATTACCTATGACGGTCAAGACGGTTATTGGAAAAACACCGATTTAACGGCTGGAACGGCTATTTCTGTATCGGAAACAGCTACAGGCGTACTAACCATAGCCAATACAGGCGTAACTTCTGCCGTAGCTGGTACAGGGATTAGTGTTAGCGGTGCTACAGGTGCGGTAACCGTAACTAATACTGCCCCTGACCAAGTAGTCAGCCTTACAGGCGCAGGCACTACCAGCATTAGCGGTACTTACCCTAACTTTACGATTACTTCTAACGATTCCACATTAGGTACGGTAACTAGCGTTGCTGCGCTCACATTAGGTACGACAGGCACAGACCTTAGTTCTACGGTAGCAAATAGCACTACAACCCCTGTTATTACTTTAAATGTACCTACGGCTTCAGCAGCCAATCGTGGTGCGTTAAGTGCCGCAGATTGGACTACCTTTAATAGTAAAGCCCCTGCCGTAACGTACACGACTAACTATGTACCGTTTGGTCAAGGTACGACTACGCCTAACCAGTCGGCTAGTTTTACCTACACCACAGGCACAGGCGCATTACGCAGCCCTGCGGTAGAAGCATCAAATGGATTGGTAGTCAATAACATGACTATTGGCGCTAATTACAGTATTCCTAGTGGATATGCTGCTAGTTCTGTTGGCCCTGTTGTTGTATCGTCTGGGGTGACAATTACCGTTCCAAGTGGAAGTCGTTGGGTCGTTTTGTAAAATGAATACCACTAAAATAAACGGACACACAGGGAGTTATAAATGAGTCTTGTACTTCAATCTAGCGGTGGTGGACAAATCACCATCCAAGAACCTACAACTGCTAGTAACTTTACGCAGACACTACCTGCCGCTGATGGGGTAACAATGGTTAGCGGTAATATGCCAGCGTTTAGTGCCTATAACAGCGCAAACCAAACGCTAACCAACAATACTTGGACTAAAGTAAACGCTAACATAGAAGTTTTTGATACAAACTCAAATTACGATAATGTAACTAATTATCGTTTTTTACCAACTGTGGCTGGTTATTATCAAGTTAATGCTAGTGTTCGTGTTACTGCAACAGTTTCTATTTTACTTACAGTTGTTGGAATTTATAAAAACGGAGCTAGTTTTGTTGAATGTGTAGCTCCACCTTTTGCATCATCGTTTAGCAATGCAAATGTTTCTGCTGTTATGTATTTAAATGGCACTACAGATTATATTGAGTTATACGCATATAGTAGTGCTACTGGAACAATAACACTAGACACAAATTTAGGTCAAACTTTTATTAATGCCTCAATGGTAAGGGCTGCATAATGAACTTATACCAACGCATAATGACTCTATATCCTAGCCTTACACAACAGGATTTTTTAACTGTAATCACCCTACAAAACGATTCAGACGGCAAAGGTGACTACATTGCCAAGTGGGAACACCCAACACTAGCTAAACCAACTGACGAGGAATTAGCGTGAGCCAAATTCAAGTAAACCAAATAAACGATGCAAGCGGTGGAGTTTTAGCACCCATTAGTTCAGTCATGCGGAATCGCATCATAAACGGGGCGATGGTTATTGACCAAAGGCGTGCTGGTGCTAGTGTTACGATTCCCGCTGCACTTACATACACATTAGACCGGTGGCAAGCGCAGTCTGACCAAGCTAGTAAATATTCTGTTCAACAAGATGCTGGTGCAGTAACACGACCATCAGGGTTTACCGATTATCTTGGGGCTACATCTTTGTCTGCTTATTCGGTTTTAACTGGCGACCGTTTTGTTATTAGACAAGCTATTGAAGGGTTTAATGTTGCAGATTTAGGATTTGGAACTGCTAATGCTAAAACAATAACAATTTCGTTTTGGGTTCGTAGTTCTTTAACAGGTAGTTTTGGTGGATATATCGGAAACTCTGCCCTTGACCGCACCTATCCATTTAGTTATACCATCTCTGCTGCAAATACTTGGGAACAAAAATCAGTCACTATTGCTGGCGATACATCAGGCACTTGGCTAACAAATAATGGTGTTGGTTTGCGTCTTGGGTTTAGTCTTGGGGTAGGCGCTACTTATACTGGTACTGGTGGAGCATGGGCATCTAGTCAAATACTAGCCCCAACTGGTTCTACATCTGTAGTCGGCACAAACGGTGCTACCTTATACATTACTGGAGTTCAGCTAGAGGTAGGCACACAAGCTACTTCATTTGAATACAGACAGTATCAACAAGAATTGGCTTTGTGTCAGCGGTATTATCAATTAAATGGCGCATCAGGCGGTTGGTCACAAACTGCTACATCTATCGGTGCAATAGCTATTGCCCTTGCCCCCGAAATGAGAGCAGCACCTACTGTTGCTTTATTAAACGGAACTGGCGCATTGGTAGACCCAACATTAGCATTTAGAGATTTAAGCGGAGTAACTACATTTTCAGCAGCTACAAAAAATGGTGGATATATTGATGCTACTTCATCTAGTACAACTGTAAGCAAGTTGCAAGTTGTTAAGCCATCAGTACTTGCGTTTTCTGCGGAGTTATAAATGTATAAATTACTAATTGATTCAATAACTTTAAAAGCAAGTTGTGTTAAAAGATTGTCTGACAATGCAGTTATTCCTTTTGCACCTGACAACACCGATTATCAAACTTTCAAAAAAGACCTTGCTGACGGTGCTGAACTTCAAGACGCAGACGGCAATGTAATAGACGGTATAGCCTATTTAAAGGAACTTGTATGAGCCTAATTTTAGACGGTACTAACGGCCTATCCGATGTAGATGGTTCAGCAGCTACCCCTGCAATACGAGGCACAGACGCTAATACAGGTATTTTCTTTCCAGCCGCAGATACGATTGCGTTTTCTGAAGGTGGTGTTGAGTCAGGTCGTTTTGATTCTGGTGGTAATTTGTTGATTGGTAGAGCATCATCTTTTGCTGCTGGACAAAGTGCAGGCTCAGTAACTTTGCAAGTTAGTACAGTAAATAATGGTGGTTTAGTTTTAACAAACGGGTCAACATCTTTACTTATTTACCGTGACAATCCAAATAATATTACTTATTTTTTTAACGGCTCTAATCAAGCAGCATTAAGTGCCGCTAGAACTTGGACAAACGCATCTGATGGTCGGCAAAAGTCAAATATTACAGATATAAAATATGGATTATCTGCCGTTTTAGATTTACAACCAAGAAGTTATAAACGCATAGATGTAGAAGGCAACTTTATTGGTTTTGTAGCTCAAGAATTAAAAAATGTAATACCTGAAGTTGTTATGGGTTCTGAA